TCGCCTGTCGGCTCGCTCGATTGGCTCGCCTGTCGGCTCGCTCGATTGGCTCGCCTGTCGGCTCGCTCGATTGGCTCGCTTGTCAGCTCGGGCTATTGATACATCTGTTCGAGTCAATACATTTGTTAACATTTGTTCATAATTTATCCTTTATTTGTTAACAACTCCATGATACAATGAAAGAAAAACTCAAGGAGATATAAAGAAATGAAAAGACCTAAAGACGGCCTTATAAATAGTAAGCTAACACCATATGAAATATTGCAACACGCAATGTTAGTGCAAGCGGTATCCGATATTAAAACGACAACATGGTATAAGTTGCCACCAACTAGAATGAATTGTTCCTACAAAGAAGGAACTGAGGCGGTTCAATACGTTGTTTTAGTACTGAAACAGCACGGCTACACTGAAAAGGAAATTGGCAACATTTTCAGAGAAATTACACCACATAACTATAAATATGACATTGTAAAAGAAGAATTAGCAAAGAGAGGTATCGAATTATGAAACAGACAGAAATTCAAGCAAAGTATTTCACTCGTTGGAATTATGATTCTATCGAAACAACTTCTAGTAAGGCAGAGTATATCGCACGTGTTGGCAAACTTGCCAACGTTGCAAACAAGCGCGCCAAAACACTAACAACAGCAATATCAAAAGGCAGAATCACAGAGGATAGAACAGCCCTTTTCAGATATAAAGATGCTGTTGACTACTTTAATAAGCACGTTTCTTATAACGCTTCTTATGTTTCAACCGGTAAAGCTGTATATAAAGATTTTTCAATTCGTGAGTTGAGAGCACTTGAAAACAAGCTTTTGCACTATCTTGAAGCAAAATCTTCAACCGCAAGAGGCAGTATTGAAGTAGAAAACAAGCGTGTTGAGACATTTAAGGAACGTTATGGAGTTGATATATCTAAACTTAGCAAAAGCGTTCGTGACAAGCTTTTTAATACCTTACATTACTTAGCAGATAAAAAATATGCAAAGCTTTCAAGCGATCAAATTGTTACACTGTTAACAGAGGCAATAAATACAAACAATAGAGAGGGCTTACAAGAACTTTTTAAAGCATCCGAAGAATTATACCCAAATTTAAAAGATCGGGCAGAGTTTAGAGCTGCGATTATACAAAATAGTTCTCTATCATGGAAAGATAAAGCGAGAGAATTTAAAGCGGCAAACAAACTATATAAAAGCAATCGAGTGACGCCAAAACCAAAGTTTATAAAGCAGGAGCTATAAATTATGATAATTCAATGTTTAAATAGGTCAAATAAATATGATGATATAGAAGTAAAGTCAGTGACGGACTATGTGCCGTCACATAGCTTTTCTTTGCATAAACCTTTAGGCAAAAAGAAAGACAGCCCCTATTATATTGATCAGTTTGGAACTTTTGACATTGAAACAACTTCACGGACACGTATTGAAAAAGATGATCAAGGCGAAGAAGTCACAAAGCCTATTGATGCTTTTATGTATGTCTGGTCTGCTTGCATTGATGGCGAAGAAGTGCAAGGCAGATACTGGAAAGATTTTATTGTTTTACTTGATAAAATACAAGCTTACTATAAAACAAGTGAGTCACGGTATTTTGTGATTTACGTTCACAATCTGCCTTTTGAATTTTCTTTTATGATTGGCTATTTAAACGATTATAGCGAAGTGTTCGCAACTGGTAAACGTAAACCGCTTGTATGGCGCTTAAAGAAACGTGGTATAGAACTGAGATGCAGTTATAAGCTCACAAACATGTCTCTTGATAACTTCACGAAAAAAATGGCGGGATGTACGCACATAAAAGCAAAAGGTGATTTGGACTACTCACTTGTAAGACACAATGAAAGCTATATCAGTCCTACAGAGTGGGGATATATCATCAATGATACTTTAGGTCTATGGGAAGCAATATCTTACATGCTTACAAAAGATGGCGATAGAATCGCAACCGTACCTTTAACAAGTACATCTTATGTGAGACGTGACATGAAAAGAGCTATACGAAAAGGCACAACAACACGTCTGTTAAAGAAAAAGTTAGCTTTAACAGATAAAACATATAAGCTTTTAAAAGAAGCTTTTCGTGGCGGTGATACTCACGCCAACATGATAAAATGCGCTAAAATCTATCATGACGTTTATAGCTTTGATGCTAGCAGCATGTATCCAGCTATGCTTCTTTTGATGCAGTTTCCGGTGACGGCATTTGAAAAAATGCCAGTAACATCCAAATGTTTAAAATATATAAAAAGTAAAAATCTTGCATGGATAGCACAAATAAAGCTTACAAATGTAAGACTTAAAGAAGATCAATACAATCCGTATCTATCTATAAGCAAATGCCGTAACTTGCAAGGGGTTGACCCAGACAACGGCAGAGTGTGGAAAGCGGCAGAGCTTGAAACGACAGTGACAGATATAGACTATTCTATTATTGAAGAGTGCTATGATTTTGATACTATTGAAATTATAGAAGATACGCTCTATACCGCACGTTATGGATATATTCCAGATGATGTAAGAAGTGTTATCATGGAGTATTTCACGGCGAAAACAAAACTTAAAATCGCTGTAAAGCATACAGCCCCAAATAGTAAAGAGAGGTCAGAAGCAGAGTATGACTTAATGAAAGCCAAAAATAAATTAAACGGCATTTATGGCATGGCGGCAACTGACCCTATTCACCCTATTATGTTGTATTTAGAAAACGTATGGCAAGAATTTTCTTATAGTAGATATGAAAACGATAAAGAGTATAAAGAAAAAGTTGATGCAATCGGTTTTAAAATTCCAGATGAAAAGAGCATTGCAGAGCAAAGCGAAAAAAGTGTTTTGCCGTATGTGTGGGGGGTATATACAACAGCGCACGCAAGAAAGCATTTACGTAGGATTTTAGCATGTGCAGAGAGTAGTTATATTTACTGTGACACAGACAGTTGTAAAGCAACTAACTTTAATTTTGAGAAATTGACAGAATTAAATAATTGGATATATGAGCTGTGTGAAGAAACTAATACTTTTGTTGACATTGACGGCAAAAAATATTATATCGGATATTTTGACTGTGAAAGCGATGTAAAATCTGAAAATAGGTATGAACCCGAATACAAAGATTTTAAAACGCTAGGTGCAAAGAAGTATTGTTTTAATGCGTATAAAGAAACAAAAGATAAAACGTATTTTGGTTGTACTATATCAGGAGTTAAAAAGGCAAGGGGGGCAGCAGTACTTAAAAACCTTGATAACTTTAGAGAGGGGTTCAAAATAAAGAATAGCGGTGGTTTTCAAATCTGGTATAATGACAGCGATACTGTCACAAAAGCAAAAGTTGTTGATTATCAAGGCAAAGAAGCAATAACAGAGTATACAGGCTATAGCTGTATGATAGCTCGCGATTATGAGATAGGTTTATCAGATGATCAAATCAAGAATTACACTATAGTTGATGAAATAGTAGAGTAAATAACGTTTTATTTGCAAAAACTTTGTAAATAAGTTATTATATGCTTGTAAAGGATAATAACCTTAAATAAAAGAAAAGAGGATAACGAAAATGAGAATTGAAAGACAATCAAGAGAGTTTGACAAGAAAGAAATGTTTAAGATGACAAATGACAATCATCTGTTAATGAAGAATTTGCCAGATGATACTATCGTAAATGTTACAGATTATGTACGCTATACGACAGATGATGATAAGGAAGTTGCTGTTTTCTATCATACAAACATTGAGACAGGCGAAGTTGTAACAATTGCAACGTCAAGTCCAACCGTGATCAAGACAGCAGAAAGCGCCTATGATTTTATGGAGACGTACAATTTACAGTTTAAGTTAACACGTTCACAAAGTAAGGCAGGCAGGACGTACATGAATCTTGAGCTTGTATAAGGCAGGAAGGGAAGTCAAACGACTTCCCTCTTTTAAGTTAAGAGGTGATAAAATGAGTTTATATAAAGAAAATGGGTATTTGAATTATAAATATATTTGTGATGCTGGACAGCGATATATAGATATCATAGGTGGAAGAGGTATCGGAAAATCGCATTTGATATGTGATATTTGGAATGATAGGCACTTCCCTATTTTATACGTGCGTAGAACAAACGTTGCACTTGAGAACAGCTTTTCGACTATAGGCGACTTTGTAAAACCTGACTGGTTCGGAAAAGATATCAGATTAAAATATAACGACAAAAAAGGTTATGGCAAAGCATATCTGACAGATGATGACTTGCAAAACGATAAACCTTTTATAGTAGGTGTTTCGCTCTCTACTTTTCAAAACAAAACTGGTATAGACTTTACTTGTTTTTATGATGTAATTTTTGATGAATTTATCCCCCAAAAAGGTGACAGACCTATAAAAAATGAGTTTCAAGCTTACAAAAATATCATGGAAGTTCTTTTTAGAAATCGCCCCGACTCTGAAACGGAAAAAATACGAACGTGGTTTTTTGGAAATTCTAACGCTATTATGTCAAACATCCTTATCGGATACCGACTTATCCCAGACTGTTACAAAGCGGTAAAAGAAAGAACTGAAATCACACAAGTAGACAGGTGCGAGACAACACTTATACTTCCTTTTAAGTCTCCTATTTCTGAGAAAAAGAGACAAAACGCTTTTTACAGAAATCTTCCAAAAGGCAGAGCGAAAATGGAACTTGATAATGACTTTATGGATTTGGAAGATGATAGAATACGGCATCAAAACTTAAAAGAATACACGCACGATATGAAAACACCTCTGTTTTCTGTGTGGCGTCATAAATCAGACTTTAAATTTTACGTGACTAAACCTATGCGTTCTCATTGTGATGATGTTTTTGATGCTTCTCCATCATCATTAGAGAGGTGGCAAACAAGTAGTAAAAAGTATCTAAAACCAATGTTTATTAGTGGTGACATAACATTTTCAGACTATGAAACACAGTGCGATTTTTTAGCATCGTTTGATTGTGTATCCTGGTATGATATTCTATAAAGTTGTAATTGACAAACAATATATATAATGTTATATAAAAAATAGGCGGTTGCACTATCCAAACACTAGCCAGTGTGTGCGAGTCGGGGACGACAGACAGACCGCCTATTACTGCTGTATAGTGTAAACGGTTAGCACATATGACTTTGACTCATATAATAACAGTTCGAGTCTGTTTACAGCTTTCAACAATAAAGAAAGAAGGTTAAAATATGAAAATTGATGAGATTTTAAAGCTTGTAAATGCAGGGTACAGTAAAGATGAAATTGCAGCGCTTGACGTTACAGATGATAAGAAGTCAGATCAGAAGACAGATCAGAAGACAGATCAGAAGACAGATCAGAAGACAGATAGTTCGTTTGACTATGACAAATTTGCGGCTGCACTTGTAAAAGCACAGCAGCTTGCAAATGGCAAGACTAATTTTGGCGGTTCAAACGACAAGACAGATTTTAGTAAGTTTTTCTAAAGGAGGTAAACAATGGCAAATCTTACATATACACAAATTGCGCCTTTACTCACAAAAATGTATAACCAGTATACTGGTAGAACGTCAGCACAATATTTAACTTTTGGGCAGATGCAAAATACGTTTAAAATGGGCTTTGATAAAGAAGATGACAACCTTTATCAAATCATTCCGACAGTTCTTGCGAAATCAATTTATGCTATTCGACCGTATTCACGAAAATTTTCTGGTATGGTTTGGGATAATCAACGCTACGGCAATTATATTAGAAAGTTTACCCCTATTGTAAATGAATCTGAGGTTGATAATGATGAGTGGAATATTAACGTTGAGCTTGCTAAAGAAGAAGCAAGTCAAGACTGGAAATCTGGAACAAAACCAGTAAAGTATGATGTACTTCTTACAATTGCAAGTGGCGGCCAATCTTTTGCCAGGAAGTATACTATCTATAAGAATCAGATCAATGCAGCATTTGATTCAGAGGCAGGAGTCGCCTCGTATTTCTCTATGTTGATGACTGAATTTTCAAATATTTATGAGATTGATCTTGAAAATAGGTCCCGAGCCCAACTTGCAAACCTCGCAATTATCCTTGCTGATGCGGGTAAAGCAACACCTACAATCGGTAATATGTGCAAAAAAGAGCAGGTTTTTCACGCATTAACAAAGTACAACGCTGAGACAGGTTTAGCAATGACTGCAAAAACAATCATGAATCCCGCTGATTTCAGACCATTTATGATTTGGTTAAGCGCTGAGATGAAAACACTTAAAGAAAACCTTGCTGTTCGCGGTACACGTTTTCATGGTGATTTCAATGGCAAAGTTGTAAATCGGCATACAGAAGCGGCTGACTTGCGTTTTTATCTGGTTTCAAAATTTGGAAATTATTTTGAGGCTAATGGTAGCGAGTTTTTCCACCCAGAGAAAGCTGAGTTGGGCGATTATGAGAAAGTAACTTTCTGGACTGACCCAAGCAATCCAATGCAAATTAAAGGAGACGCTGAGGGAGTAAAAATAGATGGAGTAACAAAGTTTACTTTATCAAATCAAATAGTTGACAACGTTCTGGGAATTATGATGGATATTGATACACTGGGAATCGTTCCGATTGATCAATGGAGCGCACTCGAACCATTAAATGCAAGGTTTGGATTCAGAAACGGTTGGAATCATTACACATTTAAAACTCCAGTTGATTTTACGGAAAATGCGATTTTGATTTTACTTGATTAAACAAAGGGGATTAAGCCCCTTTTTCTTGAAGGGGGTACACATGGCATTTGAAGTTAAATTTGGAAAGTCAGACAAACGAATTAACAGTACAAAAATACCAGAAGTTTCAGAAAGCGCAACTTGTGTGCTTAAAAGTGGCACATCTGTCGAAAATCCAACTTTCATTTTACAAGGTGTTGAACCGTTTAATTGGAATGTTGCATACTGTGAAACGTTTGGAAGATACTATTTTATCAATGATGTTACTTATGTTGAATCGACTTATGAAATATCATGCAGTTGTGATTATTTGGCGAGTTATAAAGATGAGTTATTAAATAATACCGCTTACGTGGAAAGAATAGGAACTTTTTCAGAAAGAAATCCTTTTATCATTGATACTGTTTTACCCACTTCTTGCAAGCCTGACGTTTTGACAGCAAGTGCCACCCTTGCAATTGATCAAACGGGATGCATTATAATTTGTACAGCAGGAAAATCCGGAAATGGTTTTATTGTTTTAACAGTTGCTAATTTTAATCGTTTATGCTCATACTTGTATACAGCAGAATACACAACTGGTTTAAACGACTTTTTACAGAATCCTGATGGAGTTGCTAAAGAGGTAGCTCATCCACAAGACTATCTGCTATCAGCAACATGGTTGCCTTTTTCACCCCCAGGCGGTACACCTGTGAATGTTGTGTTGGGATATGTAAACACGGGGATTCCTGGGTGGCAAATTGCTACAAATAACACTTTCTCAAAAAGTGTTTCGTTAACTGTTCCACGAACAGAACAAATGGCAGATGCCAACTATCCTTTTTTAAGATTTGCCCCATATGCTCACTATATGTTACAAGTGCCGTTTTATGGCACAATTCCACTTAATCCAAATTTAATAGGCAGTACGTTACTTATAAATTACACTATTGATATATCAGGTGGCTGTGATATTTCTATTTTTAGTGGCGCTACACTTGTAGCAAGTTTGAATGGAAATTGCGGAGCGCCTGTCGGATATTCGGCACGTCAAACGAATATCATCGGCACGTCACAAGTAGAGCTTGCAAGCGCTATGCAATTTTCTGATAGTATACAGAAAAGTTTTTCATCTGCCCTGGAAGTGGATGCAATAGGGGCGGCAAGCAATTTTATAAATGCGACAGCGGCTATAGGTAGTGGAATAATGTCTGGTTTGCAAGCATCTGTGCCACGTGTTACTAATAGCGGTGGTAGTGGTTCAATATATGTTAACAATTTGGTATATTTGATATGTGAATATTATCCATTGATTGAAACAAATCTTTTTTATCAAGGGTATCCGTGTTGTAAATTTAAAACATTAAGTAGTATTAGTGGTTTTGTAAAATGCAAAAATGCTAATATAAAATGCAATGCAACCGCTGACGGAACAGCGGCAATTATCAACTATTTGAATGGGGGGATGTTTATAGAATGAAACCGTTTGTATATAGTGGGTACTATGTTGGCGAAGGTGTATCAAGTCCTATTATTAACGAATATGAGTCAAGGCAAAATCCAAACATGGTCCATATTAACAATACTTGGGACTATGCAACATACTTCAGATACTTTTTGCAACGTGCAGAAAGTCTTATTATTTTTGAGGGTATGCCGCAAAACTGGGCGAAAAATTATATTTATCCACTTTTGTTTTTAAAGGGAAACTTTTGTGTTATGAACACAGCACGTTTCGGAATCATTCCACAACACGGAAGCCCTTATGGGTTCGATGTACAATATCAGCCTACAAATTATATTGTTGCCAACCCAGCTTTTGACGCAACTTTTAACGGAGATCTTGTTATAGGAGAAGATTGTGAGATTGTAAAATTAGCACCTGACTGGTGCGGTATTGGTGATCTAATAAATTCATACGCGCAGCGTGTAGCGTTAACGCTCTCAAACTGTGACGTTGCTAGTGCACTTGCAAAGTTTGGTTTTATTTTTACGGCACGAAACAAAAGCGCAAGTGAGACTTTTAAGGCTGCTTTTGACGATATTATGAGTGGCAAGTTGGCGGTTGTAATAAATCAGTCACTTTTTGATAAGGAAACTGGTAGACCACTCTACGAGTATTTTAATAATGACATTGAAAAATGTTACAATGTTGTTAAAGCTGCATTGGAAAGCGTTGAACAACTCAAACACGCTTTTGATATGGAAATTGGTATTTATACCGCCCCTGATAAGAAAGAACGTATGATTACAGATGAGGTGGAAGAAACCAAAAACGCGGTAATGTCAAAGTGCGAATTATGGGTTGAAACTATTAACGAATGTTTAGAAAAAGTTAACGCTCATTATAACCTTGACATTCGAGCGCGGTTGCGCTATCCTAATATTAGAGGGGGTGAACAGCGTGAGAACGATTATTCCAGTAGCGACTCTGTATGACTATGATAATAGCATCTTTACGGATATCTATGTTAAAGGTGTTTCAAGAGAGCAACTAATTGAACACTTTTTGTTATCATATGGAGATTTGACGCCTGTTTATCAAGATCCCAAATATTTAAGACGGCATGTTACAACTGTAGCGCGTTCGTTACAATGGACGATTGATCACTTGTGGGAAGTAACGCAACTTGAATACAATCCAATAGAAAACTATGATAGAATGGAAAGTTGGACTGACACGGGCGGTGGCACTTTCCAGAAGGGGAAAGTTGACACGGAAGAAACGTTTAATAAGGGTAGTGTAACAACCACTTTTGGTAAAGTTTCAGATAGTACACATAAGGTAGCAGCTTTTAATTCGTCAACTCCTGAGGTTGCGAACACTGACAACACAACTGATAGTGGTAGCGACTCACAGACTTTTGGCGCTGACACCTCGCACGGAAGTGTTACCAATGGTTTGGATGAGTCAACAACAAGTGGAACACATGAGGGAAGGATTCGCGGCAACATAGGCGTGACAACTTCGCAACAAATGATGCAAGCGGAAATTGATCTGACTAAAGCTTACAATTTTCTTGATGAGGTTTGCAAGCTTTATGCAGATAGACTTTTAATAGGAGTGTGGTGATATGGAAATTATGAACACAATTGCACAAATCGCGCAAATGGTAGGTGTGCCGTGTGTTTGTCTGGGGGCGGTAATGTGGTATGTAAACGCTCTTGACGTGAGACAGCGCGAGGAAAGAAAAACCTGGTATGAGAAGCATGACGCTGAGAGTAACAAATGGGTTGATGCTCTGAATAACAACACAAAAGTTATTACAGAATTATTAACAATAGTAAAAGATAAGGAGAAGTAAACTATGATTTATGATATTCCAGATAAGAACGTTAACTATATTGCTAAGGCTAGAGAGCTTTACAAAAACCGTGACAAGTACGCTTACCTTTACGGCGCGAAGGGGCAAAAGTGTACACCTGAGGTTTTCGAGGCACTTTGGGCGGCAGAGCCAAATTATTTTAAAAAGTATAACGCTGCACAGAAAGCTCAAATCAAGGCTTTCTGTTTGGGAAAGATTGTGATTGATTGCAGCGGCTTTATCAATCTTGTAACAGGGCGGTTTATGTATTCAACCGCATACATAAACAGTTGTACAAATATAACGACTCCCGACAAGACAAAAGACGGCGATTTACTGTATACAACTTTTGGCGGTAAAGGTAGACATATTGGACTTGATATAGGGCATGGATTTTTCATGCACTGTGGAAAAGAGCTTGATACAATTTCCATTGGTGTTATTGATGGGTATGGTTGGGAAAAGGGGGGTAGACTATAATGGATGCTACGATAAAAGGTAATTGTATACGTATAACATTAACAAAGTTTGGGCAATTACCAGACTTGCATTATTTTGATGCCGCTTTTGAACCAATTTTAGTTACGGGTGACGATGGAAACGAGTACAATGTGATTCCTAGTGATCAGTTTAAATAAAAGGTGGTGATAGTATGGCATTTTCTAATTTTCCATATACAGATTTTCACAATTTAAATCTTGATTGGCTACTGGAAACTGTAAAGGATCTTGATACCAAATGGGATGATTACTATACACAATGGAACAAATGGCAAACAGACGTTCAAAATTATATTGATAATTTGGACTATATCACAGCTATCGACAATTATCTTGATGCTTTAAAGGCAAGCGGTGAATTGTCCGATATCATCGACACCTGGTTGACAGACTATGGACTCATTACAATTGGCGACTCATACGGAGAAGGATACACACCAGATGGCATGGTGAAACCATGGTGCGATATCTTGCATGAACAGTATTTTAGTGATGCGAGCTTTTACGTTAATAAAAGTAAAGGTGGTAGCGGTTTCGGCGCTAATAATCACTTTTCAGAACTGCTATCGCAGGCAATCGCCACACTCACGGATAAGCAAAAGAAACAAGTTAAATATGTTGTTGTTGCAGGTGGTTGGAATGACCAATTTGTTGCAGCTTCCACGGTCAACTCCGGTATAAAAGATACAATTGATTTAATGGCACAGTTACCAAACGCAACGCTTTACATTGGTTGGATTGCGACACCTATCATCGGTTTTACTACTGTTGCAAAAGTTAAAGCGTACAATGAAATCAAAACGCTTTACGAGACATACTGGGGAAAATTTAAGTTTTTAAGCGGTGCTGACAGTGCTTTACGTTGGACTGGTGTTATTGCTAGTGATAACATACACCCCAACGCTAGCGGACAGGCTTCAATTGCAGATATGATTTATAAGGCAATGAGTGGATACGCTTCATGGAATCGAAGCGGCGAATTTGCGCTTGATGGCGTTGATTGCACACTAAACGATTACAAAATGCCTGTTGTGTTGACTAATACAAACGCACATTGTAGCTTTAGGCATGTGGCTAGCTTTCTTGATTTGGCGTTCAAGCCAGCCAAGAATTTCACAAATGCCGCTGTTAAAGTTATGAGTCACAATCTTTCTTTTGTAAATGAACAAAGTATCTGTAATTGCAATGCCATTGTTCATGATGCTAGCGGTTATCATCAATGCCTGGCGGTTCTCACTATCAATCCTTTCGATGCCACCCAGGTTGACAGCGGTAGTATTTATATTAGACTGGTTGATGTAAGCGGTAGTGGGTATACTACTTATACTAGTGTTAATGAGATCCAATTATATGGTGTTGAGTTTAATATTCCATTAAGTTAAGAAAGAGGGGATTACGCCCCTCTTTCGTTATTTTTTTCTACTGATATTACTGTAACGTGACTGACAAACGGTAGTTTTGATATATAGTCAATAGCAGAATCAATCGCTTGTCTTGCATTATATCCAATACACTCAACATATTCAACGTTGATATCATCACTTTCTGTATTCAGAAAAGCTACTTCTACCCAGTATGTGTGTTTCATTGTTCGCATTTTTCTTTTACTCCTTTTACCATCAATATTTTGTATCTTTGAACATTTGATGATACATTTCTTCTAAAAGATATTCTAGCAGCATCTTCACTATCAGCTTTACATTCATATGTGTGTACTTCATCACAACATACATCATAATATTTAACTTCATATTTCATTTTAATACACCTCTTACAAGAAAATCAAGTGCTGATTTTACAGTTTCCATGATTTATTTCTCCATTTCTTCCATAATTTCTACAATTGCATTTACTTCATCGTCACACAGATTATATTCTACTTGAATTTCTTTTGCGTCTTTTGAAGTCCAACCACCCGCAATTAAAGTGCTAGCGATATGCTGTAAATCTGAAATATTAGCTGTCATAATTTCCTTCTTTCTTCCCGTGTAGCCGATAGAACAGCTATGATATTATTTTAGTATCTTTACTATATAATACTGTATTATTGTTAACACATTGTGACATAATTGTAAATAAATTATTAACAATATATGTTTTAATTTATAAACGCTCTTTATTATGTTTTAATTTATAAACGCTCTTTATATTGTTATTTTGAATTGTCTGACAACTTGTGGGGAACTTGCACATTGTATATTATATTTAAAAAGTATCTC